GGGGTTAGCAATATCTCCGGGGTCGCCGCCATTATTTCCAATGTAGTAGTCATCAGCATCTAGGCCGCCGTCAATTGCGACTGTTTTAGCCGTACCATCTAACGTACTGACTTTTACATCTCCCTGCCCATCAAGCATCACAATGTATTGCTCAGTATTGTCTCGTTGAACAACGTGAGTAAACATGCTAGTGCTATTAATTGACGCACCGCCAAAAGCCGTAACTTCAGACACATGGTTTGTAGGAGGACGTTTGATCAAGCCACCAACAATCAACGGCATCGCATTAGTCTGTGCTTGGCACTGGTTGGGGAGGCGTTGTGAAATTGGTTGTTGAGATACACCCCCGACCAAATCCGGTACAGAAGTTAGTACTAAAGGCATTAGACAATACCTCTCTGAGCATCCCCTCGATTAACAATACGCATGGTGTCAAAGTTGTCAAAGATGGTGTGATCAGCAGTATCCATCTCAAACTCTTTCATCAAGGCTAACGCTCGGATCTCATCGGCTTGGCTAAATGCGTGATGCTTCTGAGACCCTACCATGCGATCTTGAAAGACTCGTGAAGCCTTGACTGTAATGTAACGCCTTGCTGCTTCAGGCAGTTTTGTGAACTCCAACAGGTACACCACGGTAACTTTTACCGACTTGGTGAATTGATTTGTGTTGTTCGTTCGGTCAAACAATTCAGTACCACGCTGAGTAATGTCGCGGTTATCTGTTTGACTACTGACGGTTCCTACTTCTGTTGCCTTCTTTATACGGGGGTCAACATCAATACGAACAACGTCATCAGGCAAGACTATTAAATTGTCACTATTAGGAGAAAATTCCACATCGTGTTGGGTATTAAAGTGCCAGCCCATTGTTTGGACTTCACGATTTACCTCCTCCAAGATGTTTTGAGCAATTGCCGCATCAGCATTAGTTTGCGAATCCAACGTGGTAACTGGGGGTTCTCCCACAGCAGAAAGAATGGTATTCACAGCATTTAATTCTGTGGTCATTGCAAGTGGCATAACTACTCCTAATTAGAAAATAGAGTCAGCCCCAGTTTCCCGAGGCTGACTCCAAGTGGAGAACTCAAACGAGTTAAGTGTAACAACGATTAGGGGGTTTAGCCCGTTCCGTCATCAACCAATTCGTAGCAACATTCAGGACGCAGAACGCCGTGACCCATTGCGTACTTGGCAAGCATGAGCGTGCCCATTCGTTCCATGAAGTACTCGGACTCCATAGACAAGTCCATCAACTTAACAGTGCCAACACCTTCGGTCTGGAAGACAATACCCTTGGTGTTGGTAAAGTTAGCAGCGTATCCGGTAGTACCACCAAACACGTTGTTGTTGATTTCTGGTGCGTCGAGCAAAGCATCGCCGGTTTCATTAACACCAGATGGCAAGTGAGTAGACTTCAGGATGCGAACACCAGCAATCTCGACCAACTCACCGCCGGACAACGAACCGTTGCCTTCTGGGTTGAAGTCGCGGTTGATGGCATCCTTGTTCTCAGTCAGCAACTTGTAGTAGTTATCTGGAGTGAGAATACAGAATCGACCGTCACGGGACACGTTCTTGCTATCCATCAGGTTAGCGGCTTTGAAGATGCCTTCGTAAAGTTGGCTACCCACAGTTGCATTAGCACCCGTGTCGCCACCGTACTGACCTTCCGAGTTTTGGAAGTTGCCGTCCGAGGAAGTACCATCAATGTTGATAATACCACCGAGGTACTTGCTTGCTGCCAAAGCGGCTGCTCCGTCAGTGGTTGAGGAGGAGAAGCGATCAGTTCGCTCCCGTGCCCCTGCAATGACGGTACGCATGATTGCTTTGTCCGCGTGGTAAGCCAAAGCCCGTCCGATTTCGGTGGAGTAGATTCCACGCACATCGTAGTGATTCTTGGCTTCATCAATGTCAGCAATAAATGCGGACGAGGTAAGAACACCGTCAATAGAGATGGTGACTTCACCGTGATTAATGGCGGACAAGTACTGAGTGCCGCCGTCATCGTCCTTCAGGACGCTTTCACCGGGAGTGTGGTACTTAGCAGAAGCAACGCCAGTCACTGGGAACTGAGCGGTCTTCCCGTTATTGATGGTACGCACACGGTGCAGACCCATCATCAAGTTGGTTTCCTCAAAGGTGGTCAGGACTTCGCCGCTGAAAACCTTGAGAAAAAGTGCATCAACCCCTGCACCAGTATTGGCCGCATTTTGACCAAAACGGTTGGGGCTAGAAATTGAATATGCCACGATTGTGACTCCTTTTCAATAAACCCTTAAAACAGTTGATGGTTTCCTTTTAGTCCCTCAGTTATCCGACGCATCGGGCCAAGTTTCTTCTTCAGAACCATTCAAAGATCCGGCGTACCAACCTTCTGGCAACCGGACTACGGAGGACGAGAGGGACCATCCCTCACCATCCCAATAGTAGACTTTTCCACGGACATCGGGGCCGAGCCTCACGAGTCCATCACTTTCTTCCACGAATACGACGCTGGAACTCTGACATCCTACGCTTCCAAGCATGATGCTCAGGAGGACGAGTAGCGTCTTTGGCGGTTTTGCCTGCAAGTACGAATGGAAGAAGTACCTGAAACAAAGCAGTAAATAGTGCATTCCACATCTCACAATCCTCTGCGAACAATTGCAGCGTTCCGCAATGCTCGGTTCCGTGTAACACCGCGACCATAGTCCGAGTCCATCACCTCAAGAGCCGCTGTGTTGAAATCGCCTTTGTTAAGGGCTGCAATCATTTTCTCAAACTTAAGCAGCCCCGATTTTTTGTACGTTCCTACACCCATGTTGTACGCCATGTCTTGAAGCACAATTTGAGTACCTCTTGGCAATTCGGTGTACTTAAAGTGCGGTGTTTGTTTAAGCAACTGTAGATTGTCTTGCACAACAAGATTGACCAAATCACGGCCTTGCGTCTCTGTAATCTTGTGTGTACTTCCTTTTACAAACACAGTATCTGGGTTTACACCCATGCGTCGAAAGTAGGCTTCTGCTTGCGGTGTTCGTGTTGAACCATACCCGATTGTTGGCACGTTCCACCCATTCTTAGGATCAGGGTCAGCATACGCAATTGACTCAAAACCTTCGTTATCAAGAAGGTAAGAAGTAATGTCGGTAGGTATTTTTACCTTCGGACCTTTGTTCTTTTTCTTCCCCGAGGGTTGATCGAACAACTTTTTAATAGCCGATGGTTTTTGACTCGCGGGCACGTTTAGGCTTTGGCCCACACCAATTCGATCAGCATCTTCAATGCTTGGATTAAGGCGAAGTAGTCCAGCCACCGTGGTTTTGTATTGGCGAGCAAGGCGAGACAGGTTGTCGCCACTTTGAATGGTGTAAGTTCCTACTTGCCTTTTGGGTGGATCGACTGGGGCATTGACACCGCGTGGAAGTTTTAGGCTTTGACCCGCGACAATCTCATCGGCGTTTCCGATTTCGGGGTTCAGGGCAAGAAGGTCATTTACCGTAGTGTTGTACGTCTGAGCAATAGTACTCAGGTTGTCGCCCGTTTTAATTTGGTAGTCGTTCATTTACGCCGCCTACCTGATGCGGTGATTTGCCAATTAACACGACCACTACCAGTCTTGCGACGAGCAGTAGCCTTCTTCTCTTTGATTGAAAGACGTTTCGCTACAGATGCTGGGCGACATGCGGGGTAGGGACGTTTTGATCCACCTTTGGCAGACTTACGTCCACAAGGTTTTCCAGTTTTTACATCTACCCACTTCTCCTTAAACCATTTCCGAAGCCCGCCTTGGTAACTCATTTTCCAACTTTACGCTTTGCAATGGTGTGAGCCTGACCAAAGGTTTTGCCCTTAATCATCAAGTCACGCATTGTCTTCATGTGTTTTGCAGTGTGATGCTCAGAGTGACGTTTCATGGTCTGCTCTTGGCGTTTTGTCAATTTCTTTTTCTTCACGATTTACCTCCACGCCATCCACCACCCTTGGACTTGTACCATTTAGAAGCCCACGCATTTGCATAGGCTGACGGGTACACCTTGAACTTTTTACGGGCCATCGCTTTTGCTCGTGACCATAGGGAAGGGTTGGTTGGTGTTGGGCTTCCCTTTTTGATCTTGAGTTTTTTGCGAGCCATTGTGTCAATATCCCTTTTTAGGTTTGGGCTTTTTGACGGGAACGGGTTTCTTTGGTTTTCCGTATGCCATTACTTTGCTCCATTCTTAAGAGTGAGTCGAGAACCTGTGTAGCCCATTGCAACAAATGCAGTGTTTAACAAGGCAACAACTTGAACCCAAGGGCCATCGGTAGGAACGACTCCTGAACCAATAACTGCACCAAGTCCGACTGCACAAAGTGAAAGCCAGAATTCGGTTGTTTTGTATCCGGTTTTAGATTCGGTTTGTGACATAATTAGTATCTCCGAGGAATTGACATTGACAAAGCACGGCGAGAAGCAAACGGGGACTTCATTGCCCGAGACCTTCGTTTTGCTACGCGGCTTGGTGGATTCGACATGGCTCGCTGCTGTTCAAGAGGAGCGGACGTAGGAGGAGGAGGAAACATAGGGGGAACCGCTTCAGGGGCTTGTCTCTCCCGCCTCTTTAACATGGCGACAGACGCTGCTTGAGGGGTACACATTTTTGCTTCCTTACAAAATTGAACTTTGACCCAATTTGGCTTCAACGGCTCGACGATACGCAGGGTCGTTTTTGTATCGAGGATCTTTCATTGCTGTTGTTAGTTGCGACAGGGACTCAAATCTTTCAGACGATTGGTTGTACCCAGTATCGCCTTGAATCAATGATTGTGGCGTAGGCCGACCACCTTGAGATTCCCATCGACTCTTAAGACTGTTGACGGCAAACCGAACAGAATTCTCATCACCCTGCATAACAACATTGTTAAATGCTTCGATTTCTTCTGGTGGGATATTGTCAGCCGCCCAATTGACCATCTGCTCATAGGACTCTTGACCGCCTACTGAGGAGTAAACTTCTTGCAACTCCATAGCGGTTTGAGCCTTCATTCCTTCGACATAGCGATCAACCATGTCTCTGGGCAAACCCATTTCAGAAATAGCCTGTCGAGATGTTTCGGAGATATCGCCGGTCTGCTCAAACTCAACTGTGTAGGGGTCCATTGACTCCGCACTAATGAATTGACCTTGAGGCTGCTCTTCTACTTCTTCTCCGGTTCTTGATCGGCTGTATTCCGATTGGAGGGCTGCGTAGGCTGCTGCAAGTGCTTCAGGCGAGTCAAACTTCTCAGGGAGCCATTCGGGTCGTTCTTCGGCAAATTGTTCAACTTGGCCTTCTTGCGGGGCTTGCGGCTCACCTAAGCGTTGCTCCATTTCTTGTGCTTGTTGTTCCAGCGAAGGGGCTTCAGTTTCTGAGTCCCTGACAATTTCAACTTTTTCATAGTCTGCCATTTAATTATTCCGGTGCAGGTTCTTGTGCTGCTGCTGCGTCTGCGATGGCTTGTGGCCCAGCCGCCTGAGCCATTTGAGCCATCTGGGCTTGTTGACGCATAGTAGCAAGTTCTTCTTCGGTTCGTACCAAACCCTTACGGTCGATGCCCAATGATGCAGCACGCCTACTGAGGTACTCCGATACGTTGATGTACTCTTGAATGGCTTGTGGCCCAAGAGTCTGTGCGATGCCCGCCAGATACAGATCAAGACGGTTCAAGTCTGACCCACGGCCCAAGGCTTCGATACCTGTGATAATCGTGGGTGAGATAATGTCCTTTGGTAGTTTGGGGAGTTTCTTTTTCTTTGACATCTGCTGCATGACTCGATTGAGCATTGGCAGTTGAAAGTCTTGAGAAAGTACTGAGTAGATACCGCCCAGTTGCTTTTCAATGGACTGAGTTACAAGCCTTACTTCTTCTGCCGTGACCCGATCCGCATTCCGAATAGTAGATTCGGTGAGGAGGAACGCATACGAAAGGCGGTCTTCAATTTGTTTGATTGCACTAAAAGCGACACTGAAATCCGACGCCTTCGCTGTTTGGAGAACACTAACATCATTTGCTGATCCTTCTCTAATTGCCCCGTTAGGTGAATCCGCAAGGGTGCGGGCACGAGTAGTTCCGTTGGGATTGACGAGAAACAGGATCTTAGAAGCCGCCGCCGACCCCTCAACAATTGCTTTGGTCAAGCCCTCAAGAGAGGAAAGGTCGCCGTAGTACTGCTCGACATAACCTCGACCGTAGTCTTCTCCGTCTACACGAATCATCCGAAGAGCAAGGAACGGAGCAGCATCTTTCCTGTACCTCTGCTTTGTTTCTTCAACAGGAACACCCGCGATCTCTTGGGTAATCTCAACCTCTTTGTCGCTCACGACTTCTTGTTTGGTGTACATCTCCACTGAATCGTGAGAGGACTCAGACTGAGCCGCAACCAATTGCTTGAGGTTTTCAGGAAGAGTCGCAGGTGCAACATTTTCTTTGAGAATAATGCACTGTGCGTTGCCCATTGGATCCCGCTTAACAACAAAGCGATCAAGTCTGCAAACACGGACTGGTCCCTCTTCCTGTAGATACAGCAAAGAGTTTCCCGTAACAATCAAGTGCTTCAATGCCTCAAAGAGAGCCACACGCATGTTGGTGGACTCGATCTCCTTGCTGATTGATCGCTCAACTTGAGACAAAGAGTCTTCAACTTCTGTCCTAATTTTTGGATCAATGTTCTCAATTTTTCTCTCTTCAGCCTCGTCCATAACAAGTCGAAAGAAGGGGGCGTTGGGAGGCAAGAGAGAAAGAAGGAGAGCAGAGGCTAAGTTGTTCACACCTCTCGCACCCACAGACTGGTACGGGGTAGTGAAGCGAGTTGCTGCGTTGTTACCTGCGTCAGGTAAAAGAGTAGGAAGGGTCAGCCGCGAAGAGTCTCGACCACGATCTAAGTACATGCTGCGTGTCGCAGCCATTCGTTCGTATGCACTCTTTAGGTTGCCTTCACCGTACTGCATTAGTAACTCACTGACCCTGTAGATGTTGGAATAGTCATCATCATTCGTTTACCGCCCAAAGATGTGGGTCCAAGACCTCGACGCTTTTTGGCTGCTGTGGTGGGTCGATTTCGCATCATGTTTTGCATGAACGCCATTGTCGGCGCACCAGTCAAGTCAATCTGACCCGGAGGGGGAGGGGGTGCTACTGGAGTTAAGGGGGTAGGAACAAAAAGTGGACCACCGCCACCACCGCCGCCTATACACATGGGAGACTCCTTTTACTCAATCTTGTTTTGATCGTCGAAGATTTGGTTTAAGAACCGAGCAACACTTCGCTGCCCCGACGCAAACCAAATTTCTTTTTCCGACCAAGACAGGTCTGCTGATCGTTCTGGGAAGCACTCATTCAAACGATGAATAAAAGCCTCAGAAAGCACGGGCCATGATTCAGATTGAAACTGAACAGGCACTTCTGGTTTATTTTGTGAATCGCTCATTCCGTAGAGGTGTCCTTATTAGTGCCCATAGAGTAGGCGTACAGAAGTATAGAGTAGTTAACCAAATCAGTAATGGTATCTTCAAGTTTCTCATCCTCGACCTTGAATGTTCCAGTCTGGCTGAAAGTGATGAGTCTACTGAGTTTATCGGTCATTCGTACCAGAAAGCCCTGCTCTGTAGAGGTGATTCCTAACTTCTCTACCCTTGTGAAGTTGAGAAATGGATCATTTTGGTTGTCCCC